ATGCTTATAAACAATAACGAGTATCTTGATATTGTCGAAACAATTAAGCTTGAAATAAAAAGCGCACAATACAAAGCCGCTGTAAGCGTAAACAGATGTTATTTGACAAGCAGAATCAGAATTTTTGACACGCAAAATACAAAATCAGAATAATTCTCATAAATATTAAAATCTCTTTGCTTTATCAGTTTTTCTCAACATAAACAATAACGATTGTTGAAAAACGGCTGATTTTTCAAAGAGATTTTTGTTTTTCGTTTTTTATGTGGAGAAAATTCACTTTAACAGCTTCTATTTTATTGATGTTTAAACAGTGTTTTTTCGGTCAGGTCTATTTTATTTACGGAGATAATGGAGCAATGTAGTATTATCATCGTAAAGAAAATAGTGCTGTATATCAGTAGTTTCTTATCAACAGTTCTTTAAAACTGCCTGAAGACATATTGTTGTTCCGAGAAAGTGAAACAATAGTGTAATCTTTATATAGCTCTCGAATAAATGTATCATCATTATAAGAAAGCAGAAATTTTCCTTGGATTTGCGAAAGCTGTGATGCAAGACGTTTATGATCATCTTCCGTAAATTCAATATCATAGTATTTTTCTGTTGTGTGATATGGTGGGTCAAGATAGAAAAAGGAACTCGGTCGGTCATAAACCTTAATCAAATCCTCAAAGTCTTTGTTCTCTATTAAAACGTTTTTTAAACGGTCTGAAATAACCGATAGATAATCTTTTGAACGGTAGAGTGGCTTTTTACTGCACCCGAAAGATCTGCCATCGGCGCCAAAGGATAAGCGCATTTTTAGAAAATATCTTGCCGCCCGTTGTATATCGGTAAAACCTCGACAGCTCAACTGTTGGGATACATCCTGAAAAATTTCTCGACTGTTATAAAACCCGTCTATTTCACGTTGAAGCTCTGAGCAATGATATTTAATGCATCGCATTAAATTAACGAGATTGCCGTCTGCATCGTTGTAAATCTCTAAATCCGCCTGCTTTTCTTTAGAAAAAAGTACCCAACCGCCACCGCCGAATACTTCAATATAACGATTGAATAGTTCACCGCTTGGGAACAAATCACATATTTTAGTGCGCAAAAGACGTTTTCCGCCTATGCGTGGAATCGGACTATTTATCATCATAAGCCTCCTATAAAAAAATAATGGTGGGGCACTTTCGCCCCACCGATGTAATGTTAAACTTTTTTAAGATCTTTAATATTAAATGCTGTATTTATTGCAAGCACTGTGCTATCCGGAGATTTGTTAAGTACTACACGTTTACCATTTACGCTTGAAACATAAAAACGTTTGAAATAAACCCAGTCATCAACGCTTGAACCGTCATAGGTTTTGCTTCCGCTCTTTATTCGAACGATATCTCCGACATTTATACTCGAAGAATCAGAAGCTGTGTTGCTTTCGGAAACGGCTTTTTTCGATGAAAGCATAAGATCTTTGCAGAACATCCATCCGGTATCCAGTTCTGCTATTCCGATGCAGGCTTCTGTACCGTCTTTCGATAATCGCTGAATAACAAATTCAGTCGTATAAACAGCTGATATAGGTTTTACACCGTTTGAGAAAACCGCACCCGATTTAACCTTAACCTTATCTCCGGGTTTAAAACTCGATATTTTATTTTCGGCTTTATCTTCTTTATTTACGGTATTATTTGATGTAGTGTGTTCTTTGTACCATTTTGCTGTAATTGTAGGGTAGTCCACAAAGCAGATGTTGCTATCAACTTTTCGGTCATCAACAAGCTCTGTTCCCCACTGCCATATTTTCTGACCATAGTTAAACTTGCTCGGAACATCAGGATTATTTGTCCAGTGTGCAAGCCATATATCTATGTCAGTCAAACGTTCTCTGTCATAGTAATTCTGCATCCATGAGGGATTTGCATATACACCCGAAGGCAGCCCGATTTCTGTCATTTTCTTGCAGAATTTCAGCGCCATATCGGTTCTTTCTTTGATTGTGAGATTGTCGATCTGACGCTGTTCCTCCATGTCGAAAAAAACGGGATATTCAGGTTTTAATCCCTTTACAATCTTCACACAAGCGGCAAGTTCTTTGTCAAACGCTTCGTCCGAAGTTGCTTCGAAATACCAAAACAGCCCGTAAGGCAGTTTTCTTTTTATGCACTCATCTAAGTAATACTGAAAATATGTATCAGTATCGGTGCGTATACCGGCACGAAGTATAACAAATTTAGCCCCGGATTTCTCAATTTTATCAAAATTTATGTTTTCCTGAGCACGATTGATATCAAGACCTTTGATTCTCATCTGTGTTGCCCTCCTTGTTATTGCTGTCGGCAAGTCCTTCGCCGATAGTATAAGCCAGTACAGCTGCACCCGACATCAGGCATCCTGATACAGTGGTAGCTGTTTCGTCCGATCCACCAAAAGCGATTATTAAACCGGTTATAAAACCAGTTAATGATAACCACCATTTACGGCTTGTTAATTTGCGTTTCCAATCAATTTTATTCATAATTTAGTCCTTTCTGCCGATTATTCGACATTTGTTATTTCAATCGGTTCTACACCGATTTTTTCCTTTTCTGCCTTCATCTTTGCCTCATACTCATTCATCTCCTCATCAAACCTCGCAATATCCTCCGCCGTTATCCTGTCACGGCTGTAATGATTGCCGAGCTGCATAGCCGCCCAAGCCCTGTCAAAACTGCCGCTTTTAACGCCGTTCACAGCAACCTCGACTATCCATCTGCCAAAATCCAACATTATACCTCACCTCCCGATACCGCCATAGCCTCAAGCGCCGCCACTCTTGCTTCAAGGCTTGCGATACGCTCTGTATCCTCTTCGACCGCAGGCGACCAGTCTGTAGCCTTAGTGCCTTTTTCGAGCTTGATGTTGCAAGCCTCGATCATGCCGTTTTTATCAAGTGCAAGCGCTACGCATTCGAGCTTCGCTATGTCGCTGTCGTCTATCGTCCAAGTCTTTTCGCAGTAGAGCCACTCGTCCTTTTTGGATTTGTTGTTGACGGTAAGCGGTAAAATATGCAGCTTCGTATTATCAGCGGAACGGAATCTTGCCATTACATAGCCGCTTGCGTCAAGCTCGACATCGCTTCTGACCTTTATCCACGCCGAAAGCGTGTAGCTTGTGCCGACCTCGAAATCCGTCAGAAAGTGCCTCTTGCTCGTGCCAAAATATCGTGCATTGCCGGAATAGCCGGTTCTGGATATTGCAAGGCTATTTCCTGATATTCCGCCATCAACCGTTATTATAGTGTTACCGCTCCAGCCGTTTTTGATGTTCCCCGTGCTGTCATACAGCAGATTTCTTCCGCCGATCCCGACAGCATTCACCGCCGCAGTAATATCTGCCGCTGTCGCCGCTCCGACCTCGCTTGCCGTATAAGCAGGCTTATTTTCAGCCTTCGCCCAGTCCGATATTTCGTCTGATTTCAGATACGCCGACAAGTCATAAATATTGACATATAAAAGTTCTGACCATGGAGTATTACCATCGCCTATTTTAATGCCGTGCTGACCGCCTTCAAAGTCAGTTATACACATATATCCTTTCGGGGGAACAAAGGAAGCGTGAAGAGTCCATTCTGTCGGCGAACGCATATCCTGAAGTAACTGGGCTTCAAGAATTTCAGTGTCTGATGAATTTGGATCAGCTACAGAGTGGATCTGCTTTATCGAAAAATAATCTCTGCCTACGCAATAGTAAGCAGAGATTTTTGACGACCATTTATATGCCGAATTATCGGTACTGTCAATATAAAGCACATCGTTTTCGCCGAGTTCCGGAAAATCAGCCGTTCCGCCGGCTTCGACTATTTTGGATACGGTTTGATTTACATCTTTCTTTTGCAGAGTTGATCGTGTCAATCGAATTGCAGCATTATATTCCGCTATTGACGAAAAAGAAACTCCTGCGTTGTTTGCCATTGTAAACGTATACACATCTGGATTACTCGACCTGTTGTCGTGGAAATTTAACCCATAGTATATTACTGCATAACCGTTAGGATAAGCGTTAGACGGAGGGATAATTTCCTGCCACTTTAACGCTGGTGAAAAATTGCCGTGCCTTGCTTGTACACTCGATTCGACTTTTTTTGTTGTCTTTCCGTCTTTTGTCGTGTACTCCGATATTAGATTTATGTAATACACAGTGTATTCTGTGTACTGGATAACTCGTGTTATTTCCAAATAAAAATTGAGCTTTGTAAACGGAGTGGCATAAATCATTCGGACACCGTAAATTCCATCAACAACATTAAAATTGCCACATAGTGCGCCTATTCCGCTAGGGTCATACGTTGCCTTGTAACCTTGCACGATAATATCGGGATTTCCTCCATCTAAGCCATATGTAATTTTATCGTCTACGCTGTATCCGATTATGCTGTAATCGTATTTCAGATATTCTTTTGTCCTTTCGGAAATTATAACAGGATCATTTATAATGGTAGTACTATTATATTTTCCTGCTCCCGCATTAGATGTATGATCCCCTGCGGCACTGTACCTGTTTGATGACTGTTCGGTACTTTCGGCTGTAGATGTAATGTGTTCTGAAAAGCCGCTGTCTTTACTGAGTGAGTAAGTTATAGCTGTTATGGTAGCTTTTTTAGTTGCACCATTACTCTGTATGGATATTACATCATCCGGCAACAGCCACCCTCTGCCTCGTCTTGATATATCAGCGGCATAGTAATGATAGCCTCCGAGCTTATTCCAGACATATTCCATAATCTCTACTGTTGCAAGAGGATTAACTGCTTCAAGCACTCCCGGCAGAGTCTCGTCATAAGTAGTACCGTTTGCATCAATATAGAACGCTGTATCGGTGCCGATTGTAAAGCGTATGCCTTTTACAGTAAATCCGCTGTCCTGAGCGACTGATAAGCTTTCGCAAGCACCTTCTTCAATTGTTTCAACGCTGTTTGAAGGACGTGTAAATATCAGTTTATCGTTCGCATCAAATTGAGCATTACAACCGTTGCAGGCGGCAATAAAGCCGATTATTTCACGGTATGTGTAATATTTATTTGTCGGATTTGTTGCCTCGCTGTTATAAATCGGTTTCGTTTTTACTTTTGCAAAAGCTTCACAGGTTACGCTCAGGGAAAAGCCGTTAATTTTACTGATATATTTGAGCATTTCCTGATGAGTTGCAGGAAAAGATAAAGATTCGATCTTCCCGTCAGCACTGCCGTTAAAGCTACACGGCTTATCAAGATAATAAAATCGATCATATGCTTCTATTGTCACATATCCCTTTTCTTGAGTTAAATCTGTAATAAAAAATGTTCCGATTTGTGCCAATGCGGTAAATCCGATAAATACAGTCACTTTATAATCATCCATGGTCGGTAACATCGTTGCACGGATTGTTGCAGTCAGTCGTGCTGCCGCTGTTCCACCTACACTAAGACCGCCATCAGACGTGGAACGGGAAATATCTAAAGATACTATATCTTCTATTCCGTAATCTACAGATCCGATTGAAATTTTTGCATTGATATTTCTTACAGGCTTGGTAGCGTTGGTCTTATAATTTGATGATACCGAAATCATATTTCTTCCACCTCCACTGACACATCTTTATAACAATCTCCGAGCTTTACATCGGTAAAAGCATACGGCGCAGATATATCACCTTTTGCATGAACGGTATAAGAATCACCGTTTACCTCAAGCGTGAAACTACTGCTTTTTAATATAGCGAAAACAGACGTCCATTTTGCCGCAGGAATTATGCCAAAAACGACAGAACCGGAGATTTTAAAATCTCCGAATCTGTCCGTATAAGCCGTTCCATTCAGACTATACGAAGTGCTTTCACCACGGCAAGAATGACGGAGATCGCATTCGGTAATGTATTCCGATAAGTCTATATTGTTAATTTTCACCGTCATATCTGTACCTCCTATAATGGTGATTTACCGGTTTGCTTTTGAATTTTCTTTATCCCCTTGACGGTAGCTTTTGCAAGTGTGTAATCATTTGTTTTCAGCGTGACATCAAGCGTATACTGCATCTTTTCCTGTGCAGTTTTCAACTTTTTAAGTTCTGATACCACATCGTTAAGCGTAGCATCTGCTTTTTCTGCCGAAGCCGATACCCTTGATGCCGACGATAAGCCGCTTATAAGCTTACCCGATTTGCTGTTACCGACTTTGCTTGCACCTATGCCTGCGGCGAGCTTTGCGTTTGTGGTATCAACATTATCCCAAACTGTCGGTATGTAAGACGTAATATTGATATTTTGCATACCGCTGCTTGAACTGCTCGAACTAGTTTTCTTTGATGATGAGCTTAAAGAGCTTTTAGACTTTGTGCTTGAAGAACTTTTTTTCTTAGTGCTTGACGAGCTTGACGTTTTCTTTTCTTCTTTTGCTTCAGGTACATAAGCATAGTCAGATGCGCTGTAGGTTGATGGCGTATAAGAATATGTAGGTGCTTTATACGATGTTTTTCCCGCACTGCTATATGAATAATTTGTTCCGGCACCGGTATATCCTAAAGCTGCTTTTCCTTTACGCTCCTCTTCTTCAGCAATGCTTTGACTATAAGAAAAATTACCTTCCTCCTCTGAATAACCCTGAGAATAAAGTCCGTTATTATTTCTGACGTTGTTATACCACTCTTTAACCTTATCCTCATTGACATAATCCTTTAATTGTGAATTGAAATATTCTTTCTTTTCCGCTGTATCAAGGAATTTGTTTTTGGCATTTGATAATGCCTCATCGGCTGATTTACCGCTTCGCAGTTCTTTAACGATATATGAATTCATATTGCTTTGCAAATCGTTATATTTCGTACTCAGCTCATTTGCTCTGATTTCTTCCTGATGCGTAGCAGCATACATTTCTTCGCCGATTTTCTGACAAGCCTCTTTAACCTCGTTATACCAATTTGTGAGATTAGTACCGAATATTGAATCTATGGTGCTTAGAACACCATCAAACAGATTAACAAGACCGTTTCCGAAAGATTCAAAGCCGCCCATAATATCACCGGATAAGAAATTTGTAACGCCGGAAAAAACATCTGCAAGTGAATTAACAAGCCCCGCAACAATATCAAGAGCCGGACCGAGTATCTGTAACAGCACATCTGCAAGCGATGATATTACAGGCATAATAGGCGATAATGCGCCATCAATAAGACCGATAACAGCTGATAGCAACTTCCCGACTGCTGAGATAACAGTACCGAGCGGTTCGGCAAGCTCAGCCACCAGTTCCAGAATCGGAGTAAGCAGTTCGATTACAACATCAAGTATCGGCAGTAATGCTTCGATCACTTCAATAAGCGGCGGAAGCAAGGTGTCTACAATCTTGATTATCGGCGGTAACAGCTTATCAAAAAGCTTAATCAATGTCGGAACAAGCTTCTGAATAATGCGTGTAACGCTTTCGAGTATAGGCTTAAGCAATTCCATAAACTGTGGCAGTATTCCGGTGATCAACTCAATGAGCGGCGGAATAAGCTCGGAAACGCTGTCAAGTATCGGCTTAACCTGCTCAATTATCTGTGGCAGAAGCTCCGAAATAATCGGTTCGATAAGCTCAATAATATCCTTAAGTACGGGAATAATCTGTTCGCCGAGCGGAATCAGAAGCAGTTCAATTGTACGAGAAAGTCCGTTGCACATATCGGATAAGCTGTTGTATTTAACTGATTCCATCTCACCGAGCTTATCACGGGTTTTGTCAATGCTGTTCCCCATGTGTGCCATAGCGAGAACGGCATCTTCTCCGAGGTCTTCCCACTTTGTTCCGTACAAAGCAACACCTGCGGCGTTGCGATCTACATCACTTTTACATTTGGCAAGCTTTTCATTGACAAGCTTGAATGCTTGATACGCACGGTCACCCCCTGCGGCAAATTCTTCGCCGAGCTTTGTTGCATCAAGACCGAGTAAAGCCATACCGTCAGCTGTAGTCTGACTGCCATCCTTTGCTCTGATAGAAAACTCTTTAAAAGCATCATTCAGAAAATCAACTTGAAACGCACCGTTTTTTGCGCCTTCTGCCATCATAGACATGGCTTCTTCGGCAGTAAAGCCCATATCAGCATAGTAAGTGCTGTACTCGGCAAGCTGATCGGCTATGTCACCGTTCTGATTTAAGCCCTTTTCTGCACCCTGAGCAAGGAGATTATACGCTTCTTCAGCTGTAATGCCAAACTGCTTCATTAGAGCATTTGCTCCACGGATACCCTCAGAAACGTCTATATCATATGTATCTGATAAAAGATATGTGCTTTCAATAACCTTTTGAAGCTCATCGTCTGTGACGTCTTTCATCTGCTGCTTAATGAGAGCGAGCGTGTTGGATATATCATCAAAGCTTTCGCCATAATTATCGCCGTAAACTTTCTTAATGATATCACCGTATTTTTCCGCTGCCTCTGCAGTAAGTCCGAGCGATGCAGTCAGCTGATTATTTGCTTTATCAAGATCGTTTGCTGCGGATATAGCTTTTCCTGTTGCCGCAACCGCTACCGTGCCTGCTGCAGCAAGTCCGGCACCAACAGCAACGCCGACACCTTTAAGACCTGTGCCGATTTTTGAGCCTATGCCGGAAGTTTTCTTTTCGACTTCTGAAGAAAGCGTATCGGTACTGTTGATAATTTCTTGTGTATCCTTTTTATAGTTATCAACTACTTTGTCGCCTTCTTTTTTTGCAGTCTGCGTTACAGCTTCCTTGTTTTTCTTTTCGGTCTGCACTACTTTGTCAGACTGCTTCTTTGCTGTGTCTGTTATATTCTTCTGCGTCTTGGAATTGTCGTTCTCTATTTCATCGTTTGCTTTTTTCACAGCCTGCGAAATGTTTTCCTGCGCCTTTTCAACGACTTCTTCCTGTTTTTTTGCACCTTTTTGAGCCGCTTCGGAAACCTTTTTTCCGGCTTCCGCCATATCAGCGTCTATTTTACTTAAGTCCGCACGGACTTCAAATTCTACTCTTCCGTCGCTCTCCGGCATAATCTCACCTCTCTTCTGCCTGTTTTTCGAGAATACCCCATAACCGTTCCCAACCGTCTTTCGCCGATTGTTTGTTTACGGGATTTTTAATCGCATACTGTGCTTTGAGTTTTAACAGTGCCGATATCTGCTCCTGATTTCTTCCGTTCGGAGCAGGAACAGGACGTATTCGTATATCGATAATGTTGCTCAAACGTGTATCGGACGGCAGTGCTCCGAGCAGTGCAACAAACTCCCACCATTGCAGCTTACCCTGTTCCTGGAACAAATCAATGCCATATGCTTGTCTGAATGCCGCATAGATAAACGGTGCGTCTTGCTCAAAGCTTATCGTTTCTGCTTCCGTGTCAGAGGTATTTTTATCAAAATTGATAAGTTTATCGAAAATTTCATTAACCACATCGACTCTTGCCGAAAGGTTTTTGACTTTCGGAGCAATTACAAACCAATCGAAGATAACATCAAATGAATCGATGCCTTCCAGTTCATCACTGCTCAGTAGTTCAAATGCCGATAAAACACGGTCAAAACTCAAATTTAATGTATAACAAATGCCCCCGACTTCTATACTGCGGGGGCATGACTGTGACAATGAATATGTACTCATTTTAGCGGTACTTGTGTAATGCTCTGATCTGAGCCTTACGATTACGAAGCGTTTCATTTATTTTCGGTACAATAACAGCATTGATAAACGGCACTACCTGAATACCCATTTCAATGTAATTGTCCTCGAAAAATTCAAGTAACTTCTTTGTACCGTCTTCGCCGAATATCAGCTCAAAAATTGCAATTACCGCATTTCCATACGCTTCATAAGCGCATTCAAGATCTGTTTCAACACCGTTTTTTCTTATTTCTTTAAGACGTCTTTCCGCATCTATGACTTCCGTCTGCTTTTTTCGGAAAGCCGTGCAGACAGCGTCTGCGTCTATGTCTATATCAATGCTGTCGATGACGTTTCCGTTTTTGTCAGACAGCTCAAGAGTTTCCGTGATTTTCTGTGTTCGTGTAATTTTATATGCCATATGCTATCCTCCTGATAAAAATCAGCAGTGTGCCGTTTGGCACACTGACTGTTTTTTGGTTTAATATCAGACACCCGAAACGGTGGCTGTTGTTATTGTGGGTTTGCCGTTAAAGGCAATCGTGCAGCTTATAGTGTTGGGAGCTGTAGACTCACCTCCGCCTATGCCGGCAGCTGTAACCGTGACAGGGCAGGTGAGAACCTTGCCGTTACGGGTTATCTTGATGTCAGTTACTCTCTTTGAGCCGATTTCATACTGGATCTCGTCAAGAAAAGCGCAGACGGGATCGTCTTTTATAAAATCACCCGCAAGCACTACCGTAGGTGCTGCGCCGACTACCGCAGAGCTTGCAAATCCGCCGTCTGCAAGATAAGTAGCACTGTATACGACTTCGTTTATTGCAGTTGTTACTGATTTAAATGCCTTGCGCATATCCGAATATGTAGCCGATTCTCCTGTAGGAGTAGTATTGATCTCTACCTTTATTTCACTGTTCAGTTCGGCTTTGCCGACAGTAGGTATTACCTGTTCATTTGCCATATTAGTACCTCCTAAAATGCTATCCTGACATCAACAATCATGGAATATATCCAGAAATCCCCGACTTTTCCGACAGGTGCCGCATCAGTAGATACGGTTGCGCTCATCAGCTGAACGCATTCGTCCTGTGGCAGTTCGTTTGTTCTTGATACAAGATTGCCGATATTGAAAAGCTGTTCCATTGCTACACCCTGTATCTTGTTTTTCGATAAAAGAAGAAGCGGCAAGGTTCTGTCCTGCCGCTGCCTGTTAAGTGTAGCACCGTTATCCTTTGCCGCCTGCACTTCGGCGGAAATACCTCCGCCGATAGGTAAGCCGGTTGTTTCGATTGTATATCCGAGCTTATCTTCTATAAAATTAAGAATAAGCTTGATTGCTTTCTTCTGAGGTGACATTATTTATCACTTCCTGTTAAAAGTTTCTGCAGTTGTCTTCGCCACTGTTTCCCTTTAACCGATTCCGCTTTATGCGCCCACATTTTGCAGGCTTTTGGGTTTTCATCATGTGAATATGATATAGGGTTACCTTTTTTAGATACGCCATAATACAATGTCCTTGCATAAGGTGTTTCCCAACGAAGAACCATAGCAATACTATCGTTTCTTATTTCAACTTCACTGCCTTTAGCACGGGCAAGTGCTTGTAACTGTTCTGAAGTCACTTTTTTCCCGAGCGGTGGTACCCAATCGGCAGAGATTCCTGTGTGGATTATACTGCTATTTATGAGAACGCTCTGATCTTGAGGAGCGTAATCGTTGCAATCCTTAAGGAAATTTGACATAAGAAGTTTCATAGCATCATGTGTTTTTTCCGTCATTCTCGCCTTGACTGCCGCACTGTTAATGTTTATTTTCACATTCATAACGATAAACCTATCTCATAATGATGCGGAGCATTTGTGTCATACCGCTTTATGCTTGCAATCCTGTATTCCGTTTTTTCAAAAATCACCTTTGCGCCCGGCACAAATTTGAAATTTGGCGGCGATGAATTACGGCAGTCGTAATACATGACCGCATCAACCTTTACCTGATTGTTCTGCTTATCGCTTGTATAACTCTCGGTCGGTTCTATGCGGACATATTTCAATGTTTTCGTAGACGTTTCGGAGATTTCGCCCCATCTGTCGGTCTTTTCGATAACAACAGCGGCAGTGTGTATCAACAGCCTGCGTGGTATAGGTTTCATCATAACGCATTCAGCCCCTTGTACATAAGCCCGGTCGATAAAAGCAAGCCGTATGACACATTGCACATCGGCAGTTTTCCATCCGATACGCTGCTGTTGCCGCCTGCCGAATAGCTGAAACTGCCGAGTGAAATATTGCTGAAGCTGCCGTCATGCACAAATGAAAGACCGCCGTTTGCTGATATATAATCAACCTGCCAGCATATAGCATCTTTAACAGCCGTCTGAACCTTTTTATCCAGACTGTCGAACTGAGCTATTCTGCCGCAGGTTTCGTTATATATAATAATGTATGCAACCTCAAGGAGCTTAGACAGCTCCTTTTCGTCACCGTCAAACTCGCCGCAGAAAACGTCTTTGTAGTAGTCAGGTGTAACTATCTGCTGCATCGGATACCTCCGCCGGCTTCTTTGACTGCTTAGACTGCTTTTTGTTTGCCGAAGTTGTTTTCTGCTCCTGCTGAACTGTGTTATCTTTATCAATCAAACTTTCTACCGAATCAATCTTTGAAGTTGTTTTCTGCTCCTGCCGAACTGTGTTATCCGCCAGATCTTCGGCTGTAAATCCTACTCTTGTCATAGAAACCTCCTTATGTCAGTGCCGTTGTATCACGGTTGAGGTAGATACCCTTTACCTTGTTTTCGTATGTTTCTGCGATGCTGTAAGCACGGTAGAAGAACATATAACCGTCATCTGTCTGGTTCTCTTCGGGCGAAACTACCTTGTTGACCGTGTGCTTACCGAACTGGATAACGGCATCACGGTTGATAATCATAAAGTTGATTTTATATCCGCCTGTTGCTCCTGCATAACCGCCTGCGGTTTCGTTGCTTGAGGTGCCGTCCTTCATGTCAATCGCTGTGTAGAATCTCGTCTGCGGAACGGTTATAATCTTTTCAAAACGATCGAGAATAGCCTTGCTCTTTGTTGTGTCAACGTTTTTCGCAAGCGTAAGCAGTGTAGGCGTAATAAAGAGTATCTTTCCGTCAACGTTTACTTCTGCCTCGTCCTGCGCATTGACAGCGGTCTGGAGAGCCGTCAGGACAGCTGTACCGGCGGTGGGAGTAGCTTCGGCGGCGGAGAGAACGCCTGTGGCACTTGCATATTTTGCAAAGCGGAAAGCGTCCATTTCGGGAACGACTTTTGTTCTTATGAACTCGCTTGCAAGCTTGCCGAACGCAATACCAGCCGTTTCTTCGTTGTCCATAGCGTCAACGGAGAACTTACGACCTCTGTCATAGTTGCACGATTTGGTTTCATAGGTGATCGTGACATCGCCCTTGACATAACCGCTTGAACGAGAGTAATCTGCAAGACCGTCCATGCTCATCTTAGGAATAAGAAACTCTCCTGCTTTTGCGCCCATTCTCACCGTATCCGCATCAGCATCAAGAATAGATGTGGCGGAAGCCTGCTGATAGACTGTATCGAGCTTGTCGATATACGCCTTGAATTTTGTAATTGAATTTGCCATAGTGATTTTCCTTTCCGGGCTTACTTAATGCCCATTATCTTGTTGATTCTTGCTTCGTCGGCTGTCTTCTGTTCATCGTTTACTGTCGCAACAGCTGATGTAACTATTGCCTTGGTTTTTTCGCCCTTGAAGCTGGGATATTTTTCGATCACACTGTCAATAGCCTTGTCAAGTGTAACATCTCCGCCGACCTTTGCCTTTGCAAGAGCAAGCACATCCTCAATGCAATCTGCCGCAACGCCGACAGAAAGTGCGTGAACCTTGCCCTTAAGCTCGGCTATCTCCCGCTTGCTGTTTTCCTCCTGAGAGTTGTCGCTTTCGACGGGGGATTCTGCGCCGCCTGATTTTCCGCCGTCAGTCTTTCCTGTTTCTGAATTTCCGGAAAGCTCGGCTTTCTGCTCAGCCTGCGGTTCGGACTGCGTAACAGCTTCCGTGGCAGTGCCGTCCTGTGCGCCGCTCTGAGCGGGGGCAGCTGCCTGTTCTGCCTGTTCTGCCTGAGCTGTGCTTTCGGCATTCTCAGCTGCCGATGTTGTGATTTTTTCATTCATAATGCTTTTCCTTTCTGTAAAATGGGTAATATAAAAACAGCACCGTTTTAGTGCTGCTTTAAACGTTAATATTTCAATTTGTTTATGTCATCCGGCGAAACACTGCATAATTGACACAATGTTATCATTATCTGTTCTAAAACCCCAAACCACATAACAACACATAACGTCCGTGCGGATTTTCATGCACGGAGCTTATATCTTCCCGTGAGTAAAGCCTACGTCGCAAGCGACGGTTTACGGCTACTGGCACGGTCTTAGGCTGCAAAGTCAGCCCTCCTGTTCCACATAGCACCACGACTGCGGCGCGCGTTTCACCCCAAACTCGCTAATCGCTCGTGGTTTATCATAATCTTTGAGATTGGATATGCGCCAACAATACAGCTTGCCACCGTTTGCATATTGCATTATTTGTTCGACGGTCAAGCAAGTGTTATGTCTGGCATTGTATGCCACCTGTGTTGCGCTATCAGCCTTTAAATTTGTTATCCCGTTGCAAATAAACTCGCCTATGACTTTACCGTTGCCCTGTACGGGATTTCTGTTGCCTGCAAGATATATCTCCCCCGACCTTTTCGGCAATGTGCAGTAAATATAGCACTTAAACGGCGTTTCAATCTTCGGTCTTGTTTTCCGAACTTCAACGTTTTTTATGCCGTGGACAATCATTTCGCACCATTCGGGATTTATACTGATTAAAACTGCTTTACTCATCTTCTTTGGCTTATACCAACAACAAGTTCGTAATGCTGTTCTTTTACCGCACCCTGAATAGCACTTTCAAGTACATTCAAATGCTTAAGAAGATGTGTGCGTATTTCTTCATCTGACATTGTTGCCTCCTTTGCGGTATGAAAAAACACCCTCGAAAGGGTGCTTGGGTGCTTATTTTAATTAGCGTTAGCATTCGGAAAAAACATAGTTAAATCCAACTCTGATTGAATATAAACTGCTCCAACATAGTAACTGTTATGAACCGTTACCTTTTTGTCGTCTTTAAAATAGATAGCAACCTCTGAGCCGTCTATATCTTTTAATATTTCGCTCTTTTTCAAGTCTGGAATGTTTTTCTCCAAAGCCTTGCATTGTCTTAAAAAAATATCTGAATCAGGTGAATTGCAAATTGTATAATCAAACATAATGATTACTCCAATCCTAATTTTTCATTTACGGTTTTTCTTGTTTTAGAAGCAGTTTTAATTATATCCTTATAAGCCTCTTCACGAGATAATTTTTTCTCTCGCATTTTTTTATCAATTAACTCCTCAAACGATTTGTTTGGTTCTTCTCTATCGAGCTTTTTTCGTTTTTCTTGATCTTTCATTAAATCTCTTGTCTGAGTTCTGAATTTGTTTCTTAATTCAAATGCTTGCTTAGCTTGCTCTTCTAACGGAAGAGATTTATCAATCATTTCCGGTATGCGTCTATCTTGCTCAAGATACCACTGACGAGCTTCTCTGTCTGATAGCTTACCGTTCAATTTTATTATAACATCATCTGTGCATTTGTCAACGTCAAAAAGCTCTGTTTTTAGCTTTTCTACCTCCAGTTGTCTCTTGTAACCCGCTGTAGTCTTTGCCGCCTGACTACGTCCGTAACCGGGAGTAGCAGTGCGGTCGGGCTTGTATGTAAGCCCGTTTTTCTCGCAGTAGCTCTTAAGCTGCTGTTCCTGCTGTTTCAGCTTATACGCTGCTTTATCGAAACCTTCTTTGTCGCCGAGAGTGTCAAGAGAGGTACATTCCCGTTTGGAAGCTCTGACCTTACGTTCAAGAGCACGTTGGTTGCAGATTTTTTCGTACTGCTCGGCATTTTCTTTTTCGTCATACGGAAAGTAGCTCTGAACGCTTATACCGGGATCTGATGTCCGCAGTTTATACCCAGTATTCCTGCGGGCTTGCCGTACGAGCTTGACCGCCAAGCGTAAAACCTTATGCGCTTGCCGTCAAGGTCGGTAGTGTAACCTCCGCCGCCGTTGCGATTGAATATTTTCCCCTGATCTTTGGCACAGAGTGGTCTTGCGCCGCTGTGACTGCTGACCTCGACCAAATCTAGCCCATATTCATCCATAAGGGAAAACTGAGTTTCTTTGGCAACGCTTCCTACAGTAGAGCGTATACACATATTAGTATATGCTTCGGGCGTCCAGTTGCGACCGTTTTTATCGACAAAAGCCGGGATACCTTTCTGCGTCATCTCGCCGATACATTCCCGCATGGCACTCTGACGTGCTTCAATTCCGGTAACGACCTTTCCTGTAGCCTTATTCAGACTGTCTATGTATTCCTGCTTATTTGCAAGCTCGGCGGTACGGTTGATTACCTGCATAGCGGCGTTCTTTGCCTTATACTTCATCGTTGTATTTGTCAGGTTCAGGTCTTTTTTTGCCTGTTTTTGAAGCATTTTAAGGCTGTTTAACATATTGCCGGACATTGACGGCGTGGCTCGTCTATCAATAAGCCCCTCCTGCACCATACGTTTTAATCCCGGCGCAAGCTCCTGAATAGCGGAATTTGCCGCTCTCTGAAGCGTAAGCTCAAGAAGCTCAGGCGTTTTGCCTGCGTATTCGGATATAGTTTTAGCGTTTTGTTTTGTAAGCTTGCCAAGCTCGGCGAGCTTTTTCATCTTCCACTTTGCCGTATCTTCTTCGATTCTTCCTGCGGCAAGATATGCCGCTATGTTTGCTATAAGGTCGGTTTCAAGCCCGACTATAAGATCGGTTATGCCTTGTGAAAGCTGTAGAGAAGTCAGCTTATTCATAGCTGTCACCGTCCAGTATGCCGCCGTCTATGTCATTTTCCTTTGCAATACGCTGCAGTTCTTCTGCGGCTTCTGCTTCATCAATATTCTGTGCTTCCATAATAGCACGAATTTTTGATTTAAGCCCTGCCTGAACAAGCTTGATATTGTTATCTATACGGGTGTTGTCATCACCGATAATGTTATCCTGCCAATTGACAGAAACCGTATAATCTTTGCTGACCTCTTCTGAAGCCTGTGTTATTTCTATAATCGCCGTTGCAAGACTTTCAAGCACCTCGGATATGATATTCTTGTTATTCTGCACGGTGCGAAGCGTATCCTTTTCATCAGCGGCAACTTCTGTCGCCGTTTTTACGCCGGAATTACTGTCAAACGACAGCGTTCCCGGAGAGAAACCAAGCTGAGTGCTGAGTATATTCAGCTGAAGCTTCAGAGCTTCGACGTGTTCGGTTACTCTGAGTGACTGTGTATTGTCGGATATATTCAACTTTGGCGCATCATCGGCGTTGAATGCCTGATATACTTCGTCATCGGTGTCAAAGTATTTTACTTCGTTGCCGTCGCTGTCATAGATCGATTTAATGCATTCCGAAGGAATAATGATACGCTTCTTGCCGAGTATAAATTCTCGCTCAAGGCTGTCGAATATTACATCTATTTCCCGTAGCGTGTCTATTGAATTTGCAAAAACAGGCAAGCCGAGCGGCAAGTCGAAAACCATATTGTTTCCGACTGCAGGTTTGAAATAGCAGAATAACGGCGTTTGAACGCCTTTGAACACTCTTTCGTATTCAAGCTTTGGGAACAGCTCTGAAACAGGTACTGCCTGACCGATATAGCTTCGTGAATCACTGCGCCGCAGTATATGATAGATATGAACGCCGTCCGACTGTAATGTATGATACTCGAACAGCTTGTAGTAGAAGCCGTTCTGAACATAATCGTTACAGAAGATACCCTCTGTTATCTGTCGGTTATTCCATTTTGTCGGGAAGAAACGATCGGCATTTATGTAATTCAGACGTATCACATTATCTTCAAGATACACCTTTATAACTCCGCCGCCGAGTGCGTATGACCGGGAAAGAAATTCGGGAAAACGCTCCCAGAAACAGTTATTTTCAAGGACTTTGCTTACCGTATCATTGTACTTTTCGTCATCAATCGATATGTCGCACTGTTCCGAAAACGTCATTGTTGCAAGCTTGTCACAGATTACCTTTGCCATATTCGTCATAGCTCTGGGACGGCTTTTCTTCTTTATTCCGCTGTTTGTAACCGTCCTCCAAGGAGGTTTACCCTGATAGATGCGTTTTGCAGGCTCGATGTGCCGTGTATAATAGTCGGATATATCGACTATCGGCACGTTCGGAAATGCCTGCTTTATATAAGAGTATATCGACATCAATTTTTCCTTTCTGCGTCGAAGACGTTACTCATGTAAGCTTCGGTGCTGTATTCCTGTGCGTCAAGGCTATCAATATTTATGCTTCCGTCATCAAGACGTATTTCGGTCGCCGCATTTGGCTTCCAGATAGCAGTCTGGAACGCTTCAATCGTATGCTTGCAGTGCAACATGATTTTATATCTGTCAGCCGCAATCAGACGGTTGTAGAATAAAATACGGTTGTTGATAGAACCTTTCCGGGCATTGTGAATATTGACCTTTAACTTTCTTCTCTGAGCGGCAAGGCGCACACCTTTGATCAGTATTTGTTCTGCTGAATCGAGATAAACCTCTGTACATTTCCACCTGCGGCATACACCTTCGATAAAAGTGCAGAAGTCGTTTTCAAGCTCATACGGTGATATTGTTTCCTTGCGATAGTATTCGTCAAGCGTTACGATCGACTGAAAGCCTTTAGTGAATCCGGTAGCGTTAAGGGTATGAGCTGAGCCGTTGCCGCCGAAGTCTCCGCCTATGGTAACAAACATAAGATCTTCGGGAAGTGTATCTACAATATATCTTGATGGGTTGTCGGCAAACAGTGGGTAAATAACACCTTCCGCCGCTACCCAGTTGCCTCGGATAAAGCGTTCAAAATAAACGCCCGTGTATTCCTTTTTGATTTCCCGGACATATTCATCCGGAAGCGTGGTGTTATCATCAATAAGGAATCGCATAACAAGCATATCTACCTTAGCATTGTCTATATATTCCTTTTTTAGCCAGTGTGTCGGAACATCCGGGTTTGTTGTTGCGATAAGCTTCGCTCCCTTGACTGACAATCGGGAGAGAAGCATCGAAAAGAAGTCTTTCGGGAACAGCGTCAGCTCGTCGCAATAAGCTCCGCCAAGCGTCATGCCTCGTATCTTATTCTCGGACTTTGCGTCATTTGCTCCCTCAAGCAGTATTTTTCTTCCGAATAATCTGCCTTCTTTGGTAGACAGCGAATATTTGAAGTTGTCTTCTCCGACAAGCTCCTGCAACAGCATAAGACAGTTGCGCTTTAATGTCTGTAACGTTTTTGCCGACATCAGATAGGCATAATCTGTTGGACGGTCGGCTATCCAGAATGCCCAAAGGATAAGCGATATCCATGTCTTGCCGCTACGGACAGAGCCTTCAAGCAGGTTAAGTCGATGGAGCTTATTGTGTTTGAGCAAGCTCATCAGCTCCTGCTGTTTGACTGTGAATATCAAATCATTTGACATTTTTCATTGCCTCCAGTATAGCGTCAAGCTTGCCTGCACCGTCATCTGACATAGCAATGGGAGTTTTGCTGTAGGCATCACCGGCTTTATTTGTAAGGAAAAATTCTACTGCCGATTGATTCGGCGGTACTTCCCGAGTGATTATTTCAACGGTTTTTCTGCCGCCGACAATGCGTTCCCTGCGTTCCGTAACGGTGTAACCGGTAGCGGCACGGATCAGTGCCTGTTCAACATCTGCCCGAACAAGCTCAGGGTTGTCGGCTATCAGCTGTCTGACTCCTTCGGAACGGTCGATTATCTGTTGAATTGCCTTTTGCCGCTTGCTTTCGGATGTATTTAGATAGCATTCGACCAGACTTTGAACGGCATTCACTCGCTGTTCGGTATCAGCTTTTTTGTATTTGTCGAGATCGGTTGCAAGGCTGTTTATAGCCCTTTTGCGATTGCTTTTTCTCACAGTTTGCTCACTCCTTTCGGGCAAAAAGAAAAAGAGCCTTATAAAAGCCCTTATTCTGCATTTGATTATGTTGACGTGAAATTATCCCACTTTGATTTTTGAAACGTTTTAAACGGCAATTAAAACGCTTTTATCGGTAAATATCCCGTTGGGATTATATCGGGATATGCTTCGCCATTCCGATTTTGAAAAAAATCAGATTACTTTGCGTATGTATACAGCCGTTCCGGTGGGGAGCGCATCGACCAACACCTTAGTTACTGCACTTGTCTATATCGACCGCACATGTTATCCTGTGTGGCTCGCCGTAAAGAGTGATCTCTATAACGGCTTTATGCTGTCTTCGGGAAAATTTCACGATTTTGTGCTCATAGCGTTTGAGATAGCCACTGTCTATTTTTAGTACGCCGTTTTCTATGTGTCCTTTGCTGACCTTGAGTATATCGGGATTGCGACATAACTCGATGATATATTCTTCTTCGGTACAGGACAGGCACGTTGTTTTACTGACAAAATTGCCGACACCGTGTATCTTGCGAATGGTATAATAATCATCGGCTGTCAGACGGTCGGTCTGAAAGAATATGTAACCATCAAAAAGCGGTTTGATTTCTTCGTGCCATACACCCTTTTTGCGATACTTGTACAACTCTCTCGGCACATACGCTGTATAACCGAGTTCACGCATCGAGTACATAACAGCCGTTTCAGAGCCTGACTGTACATATATTACATATATCATTCGCCGTCACCCTCTTTCTGCTTACCCCTGATATATGCGGCAAGCTGTGAGTACAGCTGAGGATTATCCTTAGCCATAGCGGCGAAGATGTCTTCCTTGAAAACATCATACGCCGCATCCATTGATGAGCGGTTCTTAGCGTCTGTGTCCCGTTTATATGTTGCCGCTTTTATCAGCGATGGCACTGCAGCAATCAGCTTTTCGGGCGGGACATTTTTTAGACGGTCATCGCTTAAATTCTGGATTGCTTCCATTACTTTATGGTTTGTTAATCGGGCAAGAGCCTCGGATACATCAAGGTCGGGATATTTAGCTATCTCTTCGTTAATAAGCCTAAAATTGTTGCTTATAAGCATTACCTGCTCTAAAGAAGCGTTCAAAGCCTGTGCATAACGTGCTACCGAAGATTTTGACACCTCATAACCGTTTTCACGAATGAAGTCTACAATGTCACTGTAGCGATATTCTGACGGGTTATTTATCATCATATCAACGGTTTCCCTGATGTCGCACGGCAGCTTGTCGACTTTACCTCTTTTACGGTTACGTTTTTTCATAGTATCGCCTCCTTACAGATCTATGCAAGGATCTTCGATAGCACCGTTAACAAGCTGAATGCCCTTAGCGGTCAGCTTACCTGCAAGCTGTGTATAATCGTCGCCGATGCACTCTACAGCCTGCTCGGAACGTATCTTGACAAGGCGGACATATCCACCTTCAAGCAGATAATTAAGACTGTCAAGTGCTTCATTCTCAGCAATCTGAGGCTCAAGAGCGGCAGTTACATCTACAAGATTGACATAATCGGTACGGAGCAGATTGATCGCTCTGATCACAGCCCCGTTATTTTTTATAAACTTGTTTTTCCTGAGCTGATTCTTAATGTTCATCAGTTGCCCCTCCTGTCCTTATCGGCAAGATTATCAATCTTCGTTTCAAGCCTCGTCATAACACGAATAAACTCTGAATTTTTGACTGCTGTATCTTTTAACTCGTCAATTGCACTGTCTATCTTATCTATAGTGTGCTTGATTTCTTCGACCTCGGCTTTAGTGGCGTATCGGTCGTTCAAGTTCTTTATATCACCCTTACATTCCTTTATCATATCAATGTGACTTTCGAGCTCCGACCTTGTCACGCATTTGTCCTGCCTGTCGATAGTACGCTTGACGAAATACGATATAATGCCGATAGCCGCAGTAATTATTATATTAATCGCTGTTGACAGTATTGTTCCGATTTCCATTATATAAAATCCTTTCAAATGGCTTTGTAATGCGTAATTTTTATGTACTATATTTAATGTAGTTTAATTGTAACATTTGCAAGCAAAAAAATAAAGCCCTATAGCAGTAACTGCACAAATTACTGCTATAGGGCTTTGATATCCAATTATTATATCATATTACGATTGAAAAGGACATTGGCAATATTGACAAAATCGGTTCAACAAATTCAGATGATATATCATTGACTTTTTTAACAAAGTAGATATAATGTAAATAGGCATTAAGTCAAGTTATGTCTCTTCGTCATGCTTCCACGCTGACTTCTCTATTTGTAAGAGCGGCATCTTTGCGATAGGAGAACACGATGAATAGGAAGTATGATGTGTCACAATTCCTTGAACGACTCTGCTTGCTGCTTATACTGATTATAATTATCAAGTATGCAGGATAGGGAGTCGAAAGGAAACAATCGCCGGGCTATTTCAGCCCGGCGATTATCTTTTCCTGTTCCTTTTTGGACAGCTCAAGCGCAGTCATGACCTCTTCGGAATAGTTGTTTTCCTCGGCTATATTCCTTGCGACAGCAAAGCTTATAAGCGTTGACGGCTTTGCAACTGCTATGCGTTCACCGCCGAAATACGCAACAAGCTTGCGGTACGCTTCGATACCGATAACTTCGGCTATCTCTGCCTGAGTCCCTGTAAGATGCTTTATCTGCAGATAATCAAGTTTTGATTTTGCCATCGGTACGCTCCTTTCTGCGCTTTTCTGCCCGAACATATCTTTTTATTGTATCTATCAGCTCTGCGCCCTGACGTTCCGAAAATCCCTTGAAAATGTCATATTTCGGATTGACGGTAATACCAAGCTCTTTTTTAATAATGCCGCATAGCCGTTCTTTGACGGTGACCGCTGACGGGGACAGCTTTGCAAACTCATACATAAGCCCGAAAATCTTGCTTATCTGAGCGTTGCTTATATATGCCTTGACCTCCGGGGTTATCGCCCGGAGGTTAGCCTGCAATTGTCTGATTACTATGTCCGCCTGCTCATCGTTCAGCTCTGATATGGACTCTTTGAGTGTGAGCTGATACACAAATCCGTGCAGATCATCTGATTTATTCCCATCCTCGACAAGTCCGCACTTACGTCCAAGGCTGTAGATGTATCTGCGTTTCTGCTTTATATCCATGTTACACCGTGATTTTCGTAGTATCAGATACCGATATAGCACTATTGATCGCTCTGATGACCTCTTCTACAGTGTGCTTACTTTCAATCGTATCTAAAACAGTCATAAAACGCTGCCATTCAAGGCACTCCGAGAAAAGATACGCATAATCTGCGGCGTCCTCGTCCGAAAATCCACCTATCGAAACAAGGTTTTTACAGTCTGTGAGGAAATTTGCGCCTTTGAGTTTCTTGCGAAGTGCGCTCTTTGCGGAATCGTCGCACGGTAACTGATCGTAGAACTCGTCTACCGTCAGCTTGCGTTCAGGGACTGCGATGTCGGCTGAATAAACGCTTGCAAATGTGCGCTCAAGCTCTTTGCTCTTAAATGTGAACTTCGGCTCGACTGTTTCTTTGACAAAATCGCCGAAAGCGTCGCCCATCAGACGCTTCAGAACAGCAGGAGAGAGAATTTTTACTGTGCGGGCTTCGGTGTATGTAACGTCATGTCCGTCATTATCCTCAAAGCTGCAGGTTCTTCTTTTACTGTCACGGAGCTTATCACTGCCAAGCTTCAAAAAGAACGCTTCAAGCTCTTTGAATTTAATCTCAAGCTCAGCTTTTTCTTTTGTCAGCTTTGCTATTTCGGCTACCTTTGCGGCAATTATTTCATTAGTTACTGTCATTTTATCACCGCCTTTGACATAGCCTCGGCACATTCGGCACAGATATCCACGCCACGATAATTTACTGCATCGGTGCGATTGCCACAAAATCTGCATACGGGAACGTGTTTTCTGATACGGATTTCACCGGTATTGTCATCGACCGTAAGGTCTATAGCTTCGCCGGGGGTCAGACCTGCATACTCGCATAGATCTTTTGGCAGACAAACATACCGCTTTGCTGTAATTCTTTTGCTTTTCAACATTGCCATAATAGTTCCTCCTTGTTTTTTATTGCTCCACTCTGCATTTATACGGGCTTGTGACCGTTGCCGTTTAGCAGCTGCATTAGAGCAGGGAGCTTATACTCCCTGATTTTTATAGATTTTTCGTT